AGTAAATTTCCATATGGTTATAATCCATCAGAGGCTCAAGTCAAACTTATCAAAGAAATCGAAAAAGCTTTCAATCATGGCTATAGGTTTGTTATTGCTTCTGCCCCTACCGGTACTGGTAAGAGTTTTGTACCTAGAACTTTAGGTAATGTCAGTGCTAGACCGACTAAAGAATTTCGTTCGTTAATTGAATCGTACGATGCTTATGCTCAAGACTTTGCAGGTAATTTTGTTAATGAGGCAGAGTGTTTAGCAGAACCATCATTTGGTACATTTGCATTAACTATTACTAAACAGCTTCAAGACCAGTATAAGAAACTATTTGATGATATTGATACTCTAAAAGGTAAACAAAACTATCTTTGTGATATAGATGATTCATTTGATGTAGATACTGCGCCTTGTACATACACTAAGAATCTTAAAAACCAATGCTGGGCTAAAGGTTGTTGTAATTATTATACAAATCGTAATCATGCCCTTACTAGTCAGTTTTCAGTTCTTAACTATAAGATGTTTTTGAGTTTACCTGGACATGTTAAACGTAAAAACTTTTTAGTGTGTGATGAGGCATCTGAATTAGAAGAAGAACTAGTGAGACGATTTAGTGCACATATTGATTACACACGTCTTAATCTCAATAATGTTGAGCATTCGGTTCTTAAGTCAGATAAGTATGATGTTCAATATAGATGGCTTACTAATCTTATTTTCAATATTACGGAGACGATTGAATCCCTTACGGGTAATAATAACAATAAGATTATAACAATATCACAACCAGAAGCAGCTAGACTTAAGTATCTACGTAATCTACATGGTAATCTATCAACGGTAGAACAAACTTGGCATAAATGTGAGTATATTGTCGATTTCACTAAGAATGGTGTTAGTTTTACTCCATTGAAAGTTAATAATCTAGCTAGTAGTTTGTTTGATTACGGTGATAATATATTGTTAATGTCAGCTACTATAACTGATCACGCTTCATATGCTAAAACATTAGGTATTAAACGTTACAAATATATAGAGACACCATCAGCATTTGACCCTGCTAAATCTCCTATCTATCTAATGACTAAACCTGAGTTGAACTATAGTAACTTAGAGCAAAATTTACCTAAGATAGCTAGATATTGTCAAGCATTAAGTGATAATCATCCAGATGAGAAAGGTATCATACATACTCATTCGTTAGATATATGTAGATATCTACAAAAGAAACTTAAAGGTGATAGGTTTCTATTTAGAGAAGAAGCAGCTAATAATGAAAAGATATTAGAAGAGCATTTTTCTACCGATAAACCCACCGTATTAGTATCACCATCGTTAACGTTTGGTACGGATTTGAATGGCGATAAAGGTAGATTTCAAATTATTGTTAAAACTCCATTTCCACCTCTTGGTAATAAACGTATTAAGAAGATGGCTGATTTAGATCCTGAATGGTATCAGCAAAAAACATTAAGTGCATTTATTCAGACTACCGGTAGATGCACTAGATCTAAAGCAGATTACTCGGTTACATATGTAATTGATGGTAAAGCACGCAAATTATTGCTAAAGAATAAGGATAAACTACCAGAACATTTTATTGAGCGGTTGAAATGAATAAATATTTTGAATGCGTTGGAAGTCGACATACTTTGAAATACAAGATCTTATTATTCAATTTGCTAATGCTTTTGATAGTATAGTTATTGGTAGATACAATAAGAATAGAGAGCAAAAAGATAGGATTTTTGTAAGATACTTATACGCTCCTAAACAGCGCGTTCTTTATGATATAGTCAATAAAGCTAAAACTATTACTTTACCGGTAGTTGCTATCAACGTAGCAGGTATTTCTAGAGATAATGATAGAGTTTTTAACAAGTTACCCGATGTTAACGGTTTCTATTATAGTAATGATCAATATTCTAACAAATATAATGCTCCTACCCCGGTAAACATTACAGTTAATTTTTCTGTTATAACAAGATATCAATTAGATATGGACCAAATCTTATCTAATTTTATACCTTACAACAACCCCTATATTATAATAAGCTGGCCAGTACCAGCAGGATTAGGTGCATTATCTGAAATGCAAGAAATAAGAAGTGAAGTACTTTGGGATGGTAATATTAATATGTCACCCAACTGAATTACAAGCTTCAGATAAAGCAAGAGTTACAGCTGATACAACATTCACTATTAAAGGTTGGATATTTCCTGCTGCTCAAAATGATGTAAGTAACATTTACAGAGTTGATGCTAATTTCTATGCTGTTAGTGGTACTGAAAATACAGGCACGGTACTTACTTTAGACAATTACCCAACATTAAGAACTCAATTATCAGGGTTATCTGCAATAACCGAAACAGTAACAGTTTCTGCTTCAGAGCAAGAAATAGAATCATTTATATTTTCACAATAATGAAGAGATTTGGACAAAAACTATTAATTAGAGAAAACCAAATAAACAAACTGATTTACAGTGAGTATCAAAAATCGTTTGTTTTTAAAATACCTTTTACTAGAGGGGGTGTAGGTAATAGCTTAGGAAAAGCTTCAACTTATCAGGTTTATTTGAGCAGCTCTAACCCATCTTCATTTATCCCCAACTCTCTCTCAACAGTTAATTTAAGTAGTGTACCTTATTACTCTAATATACCATCACTTTCTTCTACTTACCCTGCATTTAGTGCGTACAATGCTTTAGATTTAGGTTGTGACGTATTTTTTGATTATACATCAAATACAGTTCAAGTAGGTCTTGGAGCTTTATCTGGTATTGCAACTGGAGAGTTCAAGTTTTTGATTACCAGCCCTGGTGGTTATAATGTATTTCCTTCAGTTAATAGTGATTACCCTTTTTATATTCAATCTCTTAACTCAACAAAAACACCAGAAAGATCGTCACCGCCTCCTACCGGTACTGCAACCAATACACCTACCCCGACTAGAACACCAACTAACACAAATACTGCTACAAGAACAAGTACAAGTACAGTTACATCTACTGCAACTACAGGTTCATCACCTACACCTACCGTAACGGTTACTTCAACTCCCACTAATACAACAACACTTACCCCAACTCCATCGCAAACTTTAACAAGAACACAAACAGGTACTCAAACTCAAACCCCAACTAATACCTCTACCCAAACTCAAACCACAACTAACACAACCACACAAACCCCTTCACCATCTTATACACCTACACAAACTTCATCACAAACACAGACACCTGAAGTTACTCATACTAAAACACCATCTAGAACTAGCTCTATTACACCTACTACCAATGCTTCAGAAACCGCTACTCGTACCCCTACTAATACTACCACACCAACCGGTACACCAGATGTAACATCTACTAATACACCAACAACAAGTAGGACGCCAACTAACACACATACATCAACAAGAACAAGTAGCAACAGCCCCACACCTACAAATACTATTACTCGTACTAGTACAGGTTCATTAACTGAAGGGTTAATAATGTATTTGGACGCTGACAATAGTTCGTCCACCGGTACAGCTAATCAATGGACAGATTTAACTTCAAATACTAATAACGGTTCTCTAAGCGGTGATGTTTTTTATAATTCAGGTTCAACACCCTCTTCTATTAGAAACTTTACTTTTGATCAGGGAAGTAGTATTGATATTAGCAGCAGCAATATAACATCATTAAGTACAAATGATTCTAGTTATATTATATGGGCTAAAATTTACAGTTTAAATAACGGTTCATCTGTACTTTTATCTAACTTCAATAATACTGCAGGAGATTTTACTTTTGGTTTTTATAATAACTACTTTTCTTATTACAATCCTTCTTTAGGTTGGACCCAAGATACAAGCTTTACTCTTCAAACTGGTTATTGGTACCAATTTGCTTTAGTTAGATCTTCAGGCACTTCTAGACTTTATATAAATGGGGTATCTAATATATCTACTACCGATACATATGATTACAGTAGTAGTGTTAGCCCTAAATTAGGCAGTGTTGCTAATAATACAGGTAATTTTGACGGACAAATGGCTATCGTTAAAGTTTATGAAAAGGCTTTAAGCACTGCTCAAGTATTACAAAGTTTTAATAATATAAAACATAGATTTTATTTACCTGAAGTAACTCAAACTCCTACCCAGACTAGAACACCTACTAATACAGCAACTATTACAGTATCTATTTCACAAACCCCTACGCAGACTCAAACACCTACCTTTGGGTCATCACCTACAGGTACCCCAACTCAAACAAAATCTATAACTTTATCAAAAACTTCTACAAGCACCCCTACAACAACACCTACCAATACTCAAACTAATACCAGAAACTGGACCCATACCAGAACAGCAACCCAAACACCAACCAATACAAGAACAGCAACTCAAACTCGTTCTAGAACCCCAACTAAAACCCCAACACAAACCCCTACCAATACAAAAACAGCAACAAACACCGTTACATCAGGTAACACTCCAACTGAAACTAGAACACAAACAAAAACACCAACAAATACACCTTCACAAACTGCTACAATTTCTTATACACCTACAAGGATGGCTACAACAGCTACACCTACCCAAACTCCAACCCATACTTTTACAAGATCATATACACCTACCGAAACAAAGACAAGAACTTCTACTCAAGCTTCTTATTCTTGCTGTCATTTAACCATGCAAGTAGACGCTTCTAACATTTACAGTTATCCTGGTTCCGGTAATATATTTTGTGATGTAAGAAGAAATAATGATTTATACATTTGTGGTTCTCCTCAATATGTAACATACACAGGACCGTCAAATCATTTTTGTTTAAATGGATCTACAGATTGTATGGTTTGTGGTTATCAATTAGCTAAAAATACTGCAATTCCAAGAACCGAAGCCGGTCCAATACAAAATAGATACCCATATTCATTCGTCTTTTGGATAAGAGTTAGATCAAACATAAGTTCTTCGGCATCCTCTTATACGGTACCTATAGTAACTGATTATAATAATCAGGCTAATGTTTGTTATTTCATGATGGGTGTTAGAGGTTCAGGAGATACTGTTAATGCAGGTAAATTAGACTTTTGGGAAAAAGATAATGACGGTAATGAAATTTTTGCCAGAACAAGTTTAACTTATAATGATAATAGCTGGCATCAAGTTGCTTTTGTAGCTGATTCTACAAAACTAAGAATTTATGTTGATGGTGCTATAAGAGCAATATCTGAAGCTGATAGACCTTCAGGTATTATTACCAATAGCACACCAATGCAATGGTTTTCTGGTAATAATTCTAACTTAGATGCAGACATAGCTATTATTAAAACATATTCAGGTATAGCTTTAAGTCAGGGTAGTATAGTTTCAACTTATAATGTTTTACGTCCTAGATTTAGTTTAGGTCCTATTACCCCTACACCTACTAATACAAGAACCTCAACCCAATCTAGAACAAGAACAAATACACCAACTATTACACCTACAAACACCTCAACTTCCACTGTCACACCAACAGCATCTGTTTCACCTACAGTTACACCTACAGTTACCCGCACACCAAGTTCGACAGATACCCCAGGCGTTACTGCTACTAGAACACCTACTAATACCAGAAGTAGAACCCAAACACCCACCCAAACAAGAACAAATAGTCAATCACCTACACCTACTAATACAAATACTAAGACCCCAACCCAAACAGCATCCAATACACCAGGGTTAACCCCGACACCTACTAATACAAGGACCGCTTCACAGACACCTACTTCTACTCCCACCACTATTCAATCACCAACAAGCACCTCAACAAAAACAACAACTAGAACATCTTCACCCACTAATACTAGAAGTAGAACCCAAACACCTACAACAACTCAAACACCTACAACTACACCAACTAATACAGTAACAAATACTCAAACACCTTTACGTACATTTAATAATAGTTTAACCGGTACTGGTTCAGCTCCACATCCAAGTGCTAATGGAGTTACTTTCCAATCATCTGCTGGTGATGTTTTTGAATTTGATACTGATTTAACTGGTGGACCTGCATTTGATACAATGTACGTTTACTTAGATGGTAGTATTAAATCTGTAGTTAGTTATTCATATAACGGCTATACAGGAAATACTTTTAGAATACAATTTACTCCTTCTTCTACTTGGTATTACGGTACATTTAGAAATGGTAATATAAACTTTACATCCCCTGCTGTAACGCCTACCAGAACTAGAACGCAAACTAGAACAGGTACTCAAACCCCTACCCCCACTAGCACTAGTACTGGTACCCCAGCAACTACCCAAACTAAAACACCTTCACGAACTAACACACAATCTAGATCACAAACCCCTACTAAAACTAAAACACCTACATCACATGCTAATCAGATTTATGTAAGATACTACGATGAGTAATATTGATAATTTAACTATAAAAGCAAATCAACTTTTTGATTCTAACGTCAATTGGAATGGTGTCGTTGTTTCAAAAAAAGAAGTTCAAGGCGTTGAAACCCAACAGCCTTGTTTAACTTTATTCGTTGAAAAGAAATTA